ATGTAGGGCAAACAGTATTCTCTTCAAAAAACTTAGTCTTCTTTGTAATAGTTGATACTTTATTAGCAAGAGTTCCCTTTATAGTTCCCATCTTTCTAAGTGTTTCAGTAGCACCTGTTACCTTTTCTTGTTTCTTTGTTAAATCAAATACTTCAGTTTCTAACTGTTCATTTATCCTAACATAATTATCAGATTCATTAAAAAGAATAGCAATCTTATCATTATTGTCCTCTATCCTACTCTTACCTCTTTGCTCCAACTCATTCATAAACTCAGTCTGCATATTGACTTTATCATTTAAAGATTCTTTCTTAAGATCTAATGTTCTAATCTCATCTTTAATTGTACGTATTTTATCTTTGAGTAAACTATTCATGGAAGAAAATATTTTAATATCTAAAAGATCTTCTATCACTTCTCTTCTATTTGTAGCACTCAATTGCATGAAAGGAACAAAACTACTACTACCTAATATGACAATTTGAGTAAAAGATTTATAATTCATCTTTATAACATTTTGCTCTAACCACTTCTGCTGATCATTCACTGAAGAGAATTGATCCATACATATACCATTCCTATGAATTTCAAATATATTTGGTTTAATTGCTCTTACTACCTTCCATTGAGTTTCTGCAATAGAAAACTCTACTTCAACCCTACAATCTTTTTCATTAACTGTATTGATAAGTTGTGCCTTACTAATTTTTCTAAATGGTTTATTAAATAAACTAAATGTTAAAGCATCTAAGACAGTGCTTTTACCTGAACCATTAGTTCCAACAATTAATGTTGTTGAATTACTATCAAGTTCAACTTCAGTATATTGATTACCAGTGGAAAGAAAGTTCTTCCATCTTATTTTTTCAAATAAAATCATTTTCTAATGGTGGAATGACAATATCATTTTTAGTAATTACAGAATATCTGTAATCATGTAATTCACATGTTTTGATGACTACTTTGCCATCCACTTCAACTACATGCATTTCAGGATAATCTTGATCCTCTAGTAGTAAAGCAAATCTAACAGCATCATCCTCATCTTCAAAAAGATAAAGAACTTGTTCTCCATCTTCAGCAGTGACTGAATATGCTCCCTCAGTTTCTTTTCCTTCAACTGTAAGAATAAACATTAGATTAATTCACATGCTTCTTGATAGACTTCTTGTATCAATTTTTGTACTCTTGATCTATCAAGATCTATTTCTGCCTCCTCAATATACCTATTGAGAATAGACATAGTATCTTCAGATTCAAATGCTTCAAACTCAGAAGATTCTTGTAGAGCAAAATTCTCTACAATTTTAAGTTCTGCTACATTAGCATTATACACCTTATCAATAAATTTTTCAAATTGTACTTGATCATTTTTATGTCTAACAACTATCTTTACTATCTTATTTTCTAACTCTCTTGCATCAAATAATTGGTGATCATTGTCATTATAATAGATGATATGATGAAGTCTGTATGGATTATTGACTGGAATATGTTCTAATGTCTCTGTATCAAATAAATGAAATCCTCTATTGACATCATTTACATCATTCCAGAACATCTCATATGGATTACCCAAGTAATAAATGTTATCTTTATTTGATCTGCAATGGTAGTGTCCAGAGAATGTCTTTTTAAATTTCTTAAATATATCCCACTCCATTCCATGTTCCATCATATGACCTGGTGTTGCTCTGAATCCATTCAATTCAAGATGTCCCATACACACAGGAGACCTTGACTTATTAATCAGTGCTACACTCATCTCCTTATTATCACTATTAATCCAAGGTACAAGAGTAATATTGCAATTACCTACCATTATAGATGATACTTCAGAGTACACTTTAATATTATCATACTCTCTCAATAATAAATCTACTGCATTTATATCATTAGTATTTTTATAGTATGCTGTATGATTACCAACAATAGTATGGACAGTGATGCCCATGTCTTTTAATCTATCAAAATAATTATCCTTTGCCCAAGTTAGCGCAGCAAAATCTATCCCCTTCCTACTATCAAAAGTATCACCCATATCAATGACAGTGGTGATACCTTCCTTCTCAAGAGTAGGAAAGAAAACATTATTATAGAACTTTAGGAAATAGTCATGAAACAGTTTAGAATTTTTTCTACATCCAAAGTGCTGATCTGTTATAATTGCTATTTTCATAATAGTAATTTAAAAGCAGCAGTTATTCTCATAGGACAATTTTGATTGCAAAAAGCATATCCTTTATGTATCAAATCAGATTTAAAATTTACTAATCTTCCTAATATAGGAGGAACTATAACATGATCTCTTTCAGATTTCATAAACTGAGTAAAACCTCCCCATGCAGGTTCCCAAGGAGTTACATAAAGAATCACTGTTCTATCTGCGTCCCTATCAATATGAAAAGATCCATGTCTTAATGCCTCACGTCCATTTAAATAAACACTATTCAATTTATAATCATAATTAAAAAATTTTTTAATTTTATTAAAAAGATAAGAAGTATAATACTGATTATCCATTAGATCTTTATGTAAAAAACTCAAATTAAAATCTATATTTTTTAGTGGATTATCATTTTTTTCATCAAAAGAATTATGAATTGTCCAAGAACAATCTTTATAAGTTGAAGCTGAGGCAATATGATTTAATTCTTCTTCATTAAGAAAATCATCTACAATAATGATATCTTTCATCAATTACGAAGTTTAGAGTGGACAGCATCTTTGATTTGATTATAATCACTGTAGTTAGAATCGTCAAGAGTATCTCTTTCAAAGACTTGCTCATACCCAGTCTTCTCAAGAATTTTATTTTTAATCTCAAGTTGTTTCTTTTCCTTTTGTATCCTACGTAAAAATGCGTAATGTATAATTTGTGTAAAATAAGCAAATGGGTTTTGAGATTTCTCAGGATTAAAGTTGTGAATGTATTGCACACAGTTCTCAATACCATCTGATATCATATCCTCCTTAAACATGTAATTAACAAAGTTTGGCTTGAAAGATAAGTGAGTAGCAATCTTCAGGAAACACTCTCCTATGTATCTGGGTATTCTTGGTTTTTCATTACCACGAATTTCTGCAATCTCAATATCTTCTCTATGCCTAATTAGTGCTGCAAGAAATTCTTTGTTGTTAACATAATGTTCAGATCTTTTTCTTCTACCCATAATTCTTGCAGGTGTCATATCTTTACTATCTATTATGTAGTTATTATAGCATTCAACACAATACTTGACAAGTCATACTATTACATGTAGACTAACTTTGTCAGAAGTGAAGGGTTAGGTATCGTTAAAGAGTTTCTCAAGTGATTTCTTTGCTTCACTAATAGTAGATATATATCCCATCTTTCTATCTAGTTTAGTTTTCTTCTCATAATAATTATGTTGTTGTATAGAATAAGTATGATGCATAGCTATTATTTCTATATCAGTTGATTCACTTAAGGTTATGACATCATCTAGGTTGATGACAAACAATTCATCTTTACTAGTTTTGATCCAAGGTTCAACCTTATAACCTTGGGTGGATCTAGTGTTTACTCTTTCAATAGTAATTGGATTATCTAATAATAAAAAAGTTCTGTCTTCTTCTTCACTATAACCCACCTTGGCAAATATTTCTTCACCAGATTTGAGTTTGATAGTGGCATAAAAGTCTTCTTCCATCATTTTATTTGAATAGTGATTATTTCATAATTAAAATTTTCTTCATTATAGATTTTAATTCTTTCTATGAGATGATTAAGAGTGTAATTTTTTCTAGAGTTATAAGTGCAATCATCTCCAATATCATACAGAGTAGCTTTTACTTTATCTTTACCTTTTCTGAGAACCCTTCCAATGGATTGGAGATTTCTAACTCTGGACTTGGAGGGACTTGCGAAGATGACATTGTGCAACCGCTTGATGTTAATGCCAGTACTGAAAGTGCCATAACTGGCAACAATAATTGCATTGTTTTCATTTTCTGTAATCTCCCTAATTGATTCTCTTTGTTCAGCATCCACTCCACCATGAACAAAAAATACTTTACGTTTAGTATGCTTAACGTTATTTATCTTATCAAAAATTATTGCTCCATGAGTCTCTACTCTACTGTATAAGATCAAAGTATTACCTTTTAGATCTAATGCAAGATTAGTAATAAATTTATTTCTTTGTTCATGAGTAATCAAATATTGCAACTCATCCTCATATGTTTCAAATTTCTTAGGTGGATGTTTAAGAACTAGACATTGTATATCTAACTGAGATAGATGTCCTTTTCTCATTAACTCTTCAGTTTTAGTAACCTTATATGAAGGACCAAACAATCCTTCCAATACCCATTTATGAGTCTGTGTGCCATCTAATGTACCAGTGAAACCAAATCTATACTTAGCATGATGAAGCTTAGTCATGATATTAACTAAGGATTTACTTTTAAAAAGATGTGCTTCATCTCCTATGATGACATTATATTCTTCAAAAAAAGATTTCTCTAACTTATATACTGACTGCCATGTAGTGATAGTTACCTCATTAGAATTACTTCTCTCCCTACCAGAATAAATCCTATGACAATGATTTTTTACATCCCAACCATACTCTTCAAAGTCTTTATACATCTGCTCCACTAATGATGTAGTAGGAACAACTAATAAAATTTTCTGACCCTTGTGTACATAGTATCTCACCAGAGAATAAATCATTAAAGATTTACCTGATGCAGTAGGACTGACAAGTAATCTTCTATTATGTTTTAAACAATCACATATGCCATCTAGTTGATATTCTCTAGGTTTAAACTTAGTAATAGATCTAATGTAATCTTTTACACCCTCTTTAGATATAGATGAATTAATTTCAAATGGAGGACCATAATATTCATTATCCTCAAACTTATAAGTATATCCATGCCTATCACAAAAAGATACTATCTTATCTAATAAACCAACATAAATCTTTTTAGATCTAAGATCAAATAAATGTATCTCTCCATTCCAATTTCTTTTTCTATACTGAGGCATGAACTTAGCACCCTCTACCTCAAAAGTAAAGTGATCTCTTAACTCAAACTCAAT